TCGCCAATATCTTTAGAAAGAATCTTTACTTCTTCAGCGGTTAGCACCAAAGCTTCACCATGTGTTGCAGCATCATTAATACGGGCAATAATCTGGTTGATTGGTAGTTTTGAGTTGTCCATAGCTTGACCTGTAATTAATGCGAATAAGGGTGTTCTTGTCTATGCTGACTTGGTGGCACGATATCTGTAATGGCGGTAATACTTTCAACCTCATCCATTTCAAAGAAAAATCGCTCCCCACCATTCACAGAAAGCAAACTTAAAACCCCACCATTGATGCCGACAAATTCTTTAATTGTGCATCTTCCATCCTTCAAGCACACCTGAACAAACTCATTCGGCACAAGATCTGCATCAGGGTCGCATACAACATACCAGCCATTACGAATTGCTGGAAACATGGAGTCGCCAGTGCCTTTAATGCCATAAGCTCTTGGACCCGCTGTATGAGTTGGAACATAGCCATCACCCGCATTTCCGTCATACCCCATATCAGTGAAGTACCCATCCATTCCCATCTTTGAATAAGCTTTGACGGGAACGTATCTTTTTTGAATAGGGAATGGTTTATCTGATGTTTGAACAAACTTAACAGCTTCTTCACTATCTGGAATATTGTACTTCTGCTTAAAGGCTTCAATATCAAGAACATTTAATTGAACAGCATTGTTGTCCAATTGGGGGCCGCTTTCATCACCATTTGTTATATACGAAGTGGACACACCAAAATAAGCGGCCATTTTACTTAAAGGATCAGCTTTAGGTGCATATGCATCTTTCTCCCAACCAGTGACATTAGGCGCACTAACCCCGACGATTTTTGCCAACTCGCCTTGGGTTAATTTCTTTTCTCTTCGTAAGGCGCGAATACGCTGACCCATAGTTTCTAGTTTCTTCATATAAGTTATCTTACATCTTGCAAAAATAAGTTATCTTTGTTTTAATACTAAGAAATCTTATTTTTGAGGTTGAGCAAATGACCAAACAGGAAGCTTACAAGTTGCTTGGTGTGAATGGTGTTGGCTTAGCAAAGTTATTAGGGATAGAGCCTCCTGCTGTATACCAGTGGCCAAATGAAAAAATCCCTTTAGCTCGCGAATACCAAATCAGAGACTTAGCAAGTGGCAAAGAGCCAATTAAACGAACTAATGCAACCGCTTAGGAACTAAACCATGAGCAAATTATCAGTTGAATTAAACGCAAGAGCCAGAAATACACATACGCTCATTTTGCATTCACTTGGAAGTGTTGTGAATTCTGCTCTCGGAGAGGAAATCGGATTTGATGGCCCTTGGATATCTAAGTTTAAAAATGACAAGAAAAGCAATGGCTTAACAGATCTTGAGACTATTTGTGTTTTATTGGACAAGCTTGGTCTAAAGATAATTCCTGAACAATATCAATGCTATGACAAGCAATTAATTGATTCGATCTTTTTCTTGGCGCGCCTTTCTATGAATCGTGCTTCGGAAATTAATGACTTCCAACACACGGCTATAGCGCCACGTTTAGAAGAATTCGGATATTAAAAAACCGCTTCCTGCGCGAACAGGTTTGCGGTCGTATTCATCAATCAGGAACTAATGAATGAAGACAAATTTAGCACATAAGCAGGAGGAGGACAACGTTATTACGTTGCACCCATCTACTGCTAAGAAAAAAGAGCGACAAGCCATGTCAGATAAATTCGACAAAGGCTACGTTATGTCTAGTCGGCTTTATCGGAATGAAGTTAAGCCATTTCTTGGTGATGCTGCTCGTAACGTCTATGCCGAGCTAGAGGAATACATTAGTGGATTCAACAAAGAGTCTGACTTTGTTAGCTACTCACAACTACAAGGCAGAAAAATTGAAGGCCTAGAAGAGCATGTTCGTAAGTTGAGCACAGCTACAGTTCGTGCAGGCTTAAAGCAGCTTATTGAGTTCGGTGTTATTTCTATTGTTGCTACCAATCCTAAGCTAGGGAACAAGTACAAATTAAATGAGATTTCACTTGTTGAGCACTTTAGTAACAAAAGCACTTCAGAAACTAAAGCACTTCAGAAACTAAATAGCACCACTTTAGAAACTAAAGCGCAAGGCACTTTAGAAACTAAAGACACAATAGATATTATTTATAGATATTTAATTATAGATAATTTATTTAACTCGCTTCGCTCAAACAAACCGCTTGAAGCTCATTTTTTTGTTTATCAAGAAACTCAAAAACAGATCCTTCTTGAACAACAAAAACTAGAAGCTGAAGAGAAAGCAAAAGCTGAAAAAGAACGCAAAGACAGAGTACGCAAGTTAAGTTTTGATGAAGTTATCAAACTTACTAAAAACACCTTTGCAACCCTTTGTGATCTTGAACTTTGGGAACAGTACGTAGCAAACCGTTCTCAACAAGCTAAAACCAAATTAACTAAGAATGCTCTAAACGCTATCTACAAAGACTTCATTGAATGGGGTTATGAAGGTTCTAACCAATCTTTAAAAACCTCAATCACTGGAAACTATCAAGGTCTATTCGCTCCAAAACAACAGAATCATGGTTTTGGTAATCAAAGCCAAGCTTCAACTCGTATGTCTGAAATTCAAGAGTTAATCGCAAAAGAGGAGGCTGGCTATGAACAGTATGGTTTCTAGCAATCAAAACGCTGTAGAACATATCAACTCTGCAAAAGTTGTCGGTATCTTCAAAGCAATTGCCCCACGTTCATTTGAAAAAACCTTTGAAGGAATCAAAACAGAACAAATCAATCATGCAATGAAGATCTGTATTGATGGACTTACTCGTGAACAAATAGATAAAGGCCTTTGCATGGTCCGTGACAGTGGCTACTGCCCTGATCCTGCAATGTTCCGCAAGTGGTGTTTAGGTATTCAAGGTTTCGGTACTGAGCAGCAGCGTGCAGTTGATTCATTCAAAAAGAAGAATGCAGCATTAGCTAACATTGTCAAATGGCTTTCTGACCGTGATGTTGAAATTACAAATGCAGAAAAAGAAGCTTACAACCGTTGTTATGAGATGTTTTCAAATCTCAACTACTCGAATAACTATGAGCGTTCTTCGTATTACGCATATGAAGCATTCAAAGATAACTATGTTGATGTAGTGAATGAGTTTGTTGAAAAAGGGATTACGCAGACGAAATGGTCTAAGCCACCCCAAATAGATCTCAGTGTTCTGTGTGCCGAAACTGGCAGCGAGGAAAAAGCAGAAGCAACTCCAATGACAAAAGAGGATTTTGACAAGCGTACAGCATATGTTGAATCACGTATTCCACATATCATGTCTGATCGGAACTGTGACAAATCAATGGCAAAGCTTTATGCCATGGCTGAGTACCACAGTTCAAGAGTGGAAGAGAGAGGTGCAGCGTGAAAACTTTAAATAGAACAAAGAAATTAAACTTTGATGACCAGCTTAGCTTACTCGTGTTTGGCTGTCATGCATCAGCGCCTTTCAGTGTCAAAGACGTGAAGGAATCAGTGTTTGATTTCAATCGAGGAACCATCTACAGCAATCTTCAAAAATTTGTTGAATGGAAATATTTCGAACGTGTTGGGAAAAATCATTACAAGGCAACTCAATACGCAAAAGACATCCTGAATGTTAAAGGGGAGCTGAAAGCATGATCGAATTTGCAGATTACAACTCAATGATGAAGCTGCGTAGAGCGTACAACCTCGGTACTCGTAATGAAGAAACAAGAGCAGCAGCGAACCTCTATGAGAAATTAAGAAAGCTGAAAATGCTAGACCAGTTTAAGCAGGAAGCCATGACTAAACGTTACAAGGAGGCGGTATGAAACCAGAACAGTTTATTCGTGACTTCGGCGAAAAGAAGGCGAGAGAGGTTGTTGATGGGGCGCCTAGCAATGCTGAGAGCTTCCAAGATGGCTACTACTTCAGAACAAAACCACAGTTTGAATTTCACAATGGCATTCATGAGGCTTGGAACTTAACTGATAACGATGGCGAGTACTTCAAGAAGCGTGGCTTTGAACCAGTAAAAATCAATGACCTGAAAATGATATTGGAAAGCATCCGCATCGTGGACCAGTTTGGTGGAATAGAAAAAGCAAAGCTAGTTGCG